CTCTCGTCGCCGTTAAGCCTCGGACATCCGGGGCGTCATAAGGAAGCCTCGGATGTCTAACAACGCTCTTCTTAATCCTAGCGTCATCACCAAGGAGACGCTGGTTATCCTCGAAAACAACCTGGTCGCCGCCGGTAAGGTGAACCGCCAGTTCGAGAACCAGTTCGTCAAGATCGGTTCCTCGGTCACGATCCGCAAGCCCAACCGCTTCCTCGTGTCCTCGGGTCCGGGCCTGTCCATCCAGGACATCAGCGAACCGTCCACCAGCATCACGATCTCCAACCAGAAGCACGTGGACTTCCAGTTCTCGTCTCAGGACCTGACGCTGACGGTGGAAGAGTTCTCCGAGCGGTACATCAAGCCGGCTGCTGCCGAACTTGCCAACCAGCTAGACTATGACGTTCTCCAAAACACCACCTCCCTCCAGAACTGGGTCGGCCCGCAGGGTGCTGGTACGGCTCCGAACAGTTTCGCTGCTCTGGCCGCTGTCGGTCAGCGGATGGACGAAGGCGCGGTGCCGCAGGACGGTCGCGTGCTGGTGTTGAACCCCGCCGCCTACTGGGCGCTCGCGAATGCGCTCATCGGCGTCTACGTGAAGTCGGTGGCTGAACCCGCCCTGAAGGGTTACCTGGCGAACATCGCCAACTTCGAGATCTACGAAGACCAGAACGTGGCCAACCTCACCAACGGTAACTACGCCGGTACGGGTGTGGTGAACGGTGCCAGCCAGTCGGGTTCGAACCTCGTCACCAACGGCTGGACGGCTTCTCGTACCAACCTGTTCCTCGGCGGTGAAGTCATCACCATCGCGGGCGTGTATGCGATCAACCCGAAGTCCCGCAAGTCCACCGGCGCCCTTCAGAACTTCTTGGTCACCGGCCCGGTCTCGTCGGACGCGAGCGGCAACGCCACGCTGCCGATCTACCCGGCCATCAGCACCACGGGTGCCTACCAAACCGTGTCTGTCTCGCCTGCGAACCTCGCCGGTGTGACGGTCATCTCCGGCACCGCCAACGTGACCTATCCGCAGAACGTCGGCTTCGTGAAGGATTGCTTCGGTCTCGTCACCGTGCCGCTGGAGCTGCCGGAAGGCGTCGACTTCAAGGCTCGCGAAACCTACAAGGGGATCTCGATGCGGATCATCCGGGCTTACGACATCAATAACGACGTTTTTCCCGCGCGTATCGACATCCTCTACGGAACGACTACCTTCTACCCCGAACTGGGCGTGCGCCTGACCGGCTGATTGAGGCAAAGATGTTCGAACGGAAAAAGATGCCTAAAGGGTGGAAGTCGCCCTTCAAGGTGGATCTCTACCAGGTTGTCGTCGAGCGGACTGAGGATGGCCGTGTCCTCCCGGTCGGCCCGATGGCAACCAAGGAAGTGCTTGGTCCGTTCAAGGACGCCATTGCTCAATCCATCAAGACCGGCATGGAAACACGCTGGTCCAACCCGCAGATGCTGCTCGTAAAGCCCTCGTAAGGAACCAGAACCATGCCCGTCGTCTCCGCCGCCTCCACTGCCACGAAGGGTCCGAAGCAACTTTCGGATCAGAATAGCCAGGGCACTGTCCTTGGTGCCTCGTCCACCGACCTGATCGGCTTCTACGGTGCCAACCCCGGCATCGTGCAGCCGGCCTCGCAGGGCTCCCTTAAGGGCTATGTGGGTGTGGTGACCACCTACGCTGTGACGCTGACCCCGGTGTCTGTGGCTGCCAACACGGCTGCTGAACAGACCCTGACGGTCACGGGTCTCGCCACCGGTCAGCTGGTCGTGGTGACCAAGCCCACCACGCAGGCGGGTCTGGCCCTGTCTCCGTCGGCTCGCGTGTCGGCCACCAACACCCTGGCGGTGAACTTCGCCAACGACACGGCGGCTGCCATCACCCCGACCGCTGGTGAAACCTATCTGGTCACCGCCATCCCGGCCACCATGCTGCTGACGGCTACGCTCACCCCGACTGCGGTGGGTCCGAACACTGCCATTGAGCAGCAGTTCACGGTGTCGGGTCTGGCTGCTGGCTCGCCGGTCATCGTCAACAAGGCGGCTTCTCAGGCGGGTCTGGCCATCCTCGGTGCTCGCGCCGTGGCTGCCAACACGCTGGGCATCACCTACCAGAACCTGACGGCTGCCACCATCACCCCGACCGCTGCGGAAAGCTACCTTGTGTATGCTTCGCCGGAGATCCAGGTTGCCCCGGTGCTGAAGACCGTGACCGCCACGCTGACCCCGGCTTCTGTCGCTGCCAACACCACGGCGGAACAGACCTTCACCGTTCCCGGCATCAACGCCAACATGCAGATCTACGTCAACAAGCCGACCTTCACCACGGGTCTCGGCATTGGCGGCTATCGCGTGTCGGCTGCCAACACGGTGGCGATCACCTACGTCAACAACACCTCGGCGGCGATTGTGCCTCCGTCGGAAACCTACACCATCGGCGTGTTCCCCGGTGCGGTGCCTGCGGCTGGTTCCTCCACCGCCTACACCTCCATGAACGGTGGACCCACCGCTGACCACGCGGCTCTGGTTTCGCTTGGCTTGGTGGCTGCGCCGTAATACTGTATCGGGGTGTGTTCCTCCCCGACTGGATATCCACCGTGACCTACGTGATTTTCGCGACTCCCTCGTTAGATCACAAAGTCACGGTGGATTTTTTGCGTTGTGCGATAGCAACGGATAACGCCTGCGAGAAGGTTGGGTTCACCAGGGGCTGGGCGCAACGATGCGGTGATCCGTTCATCGCCAAGGCCCGCAGCAAGATGGTGGCGGAGTTTCTGGACACGCCCGCGGCCACGGATCTCTTCTTCCTTGATGACGACCTCGGCTGGCCGGCGCACAAGGTCATTGAATTTCTGAACCGCCCGGAAGATGTGATCTGCGGCGTGTATCCCAAGAAGCAGGACACGCCCGACTGGCCGGTGTCCTTGGCAGCTCATGCAGACACCCGCAAGCTGGTGGAACGTGATGGGCTCATCATGGCAACGCACGTGCCCACGGGCTTTCTGCGTATCAAGCGCCATGTGCTCGAGGACCTGTACTACAAGGCTCCGGTGTTCCGTGACGTGGAGATCAATGGGGACCGGGTGAAGTACCACGCCGTGTTCAACTCAGGCCCTGGCGCGGATGAATGGTGGTGGGGCGAGGACTATGCGTTCTCGAATGCCCTGACCGCTGCGGGTTATGAGATGTGGGTTGATCCTGACATTGCCTTTAAGCACCGTGGGTCCAAGACGTGGACCGGCACACTGACCGACGGTGTTTCCACCTTCAGAGACCGGGCGAGGACTATCGATGGAACACAACGAGTATCCGAAACACATGCATCACCCGCACAGCCAGCGGGGAAAGACGGAAAAGGTCGAGGAATACCTTTCCGACAAAAAGGCAAACTGGCAAGGCACGCCCGATAAATATCCGCCGGTGTTGGTGTATAATGTGGACCAGGAGGAGCAACACCGCGCTCAGGGATATTACACCATCGGATCGTCTTCGCCGGAAGCCTTCGCCCAAGCAGCGGCGATCCCTCCTGCACCGGACTACATCCCCGAGGAATATCCCAAGTGGGTCGGTGACAAGCTCGTTCACAGTGCCGAGGAAGAGCGTGAGCTGGCTCCGAAGCGAGGTAGGCAGAAAGAACCGTCATGACCGTAAACGCAGGCCAGCTGATCCTAGACGCACTCCAGAAGATTGGGGTGTATGCCGCGACGGAAACTCTCAACAGTTCCGACGCGCAGCTTGGCCTGAACGTCCTCAACGACCTGATGGACTCATGGTCGAATGAGAACCTTGTCACGTATGCCAACCTGGAACAGTCCTTCACTCTTGTTCCAGGCACCGCTGCGTATACGTGTGGAACGGGGGGGACGGGCGTATCGGTTCGCCCCCTCCGCATTCCCGAAGGACCAGGTCGAGCGCGGATCCGCGACACCAACAACAACGACTATGATATCGCGGTCATCACGCAGGATCAGTGGAACCTGATTGGGCTGAAGACCAACACGTCGGACATCCCCGACACCATGTTCTATGACCCGCAATATCCGCTGGGGATCATCAAGCTCTTCCCGGTGCCGCAGCAGGCGTACACGCTGTTCTTTGACAGCTACCTCCAGCTCCAAGAGTTTCCCACGCTCTCGACGAACATGTCGCTGCCGCTGGGCTACAAGCTGGCAATAACGACGAACCTCGCCCTTGAGCTTCAACCCTACTTCACCGACGCGGAAGCCAATCCCCTGCTGGTGCGCTCCGCAGCCAAAGCGCTCGGCAACATCAAGCGGACGAACATGACGCCGATCAAGGCCGTGTTTGATCCCGAGATCGTTAGCCGCGCATCTCCAGTTTACAACATATATCGCGACCGTGCGGGCGGGACCTGATCCCATAAGGGGTTGAGCGGTTTCGGTATAAGTGTTAGCCTCCCACAATCAAAGGGAGGTTTACATGTCTGCTCGTATCGATCTTACCGGCAAGCGGATTGGCGCTTGGACCGTCGTGGAATTTGGCGGTGCCAACAAACTTGGGCAAAGCGTGTGGCGCTGCAAATGCGATTGCGGTGTAGAGCGCACCGTTAACGCGCAAACTCTGCGAACAGGGAAAAGCAAATCCTGCGGCTGTCAAAAGCCCATATCGATTGCTCGCAAACTGACTCCGGCAATCCCGACTGCCAGATCAGGGCAAACCCAAAACTGGACGCCAGAATATCGCGCCTGGATGTCAATGCACCGCAGATGCTCGGCACGGAATGCTGCCATGAAGAGAAGCTATTACGAGCGTGGCATTCGCGTATGTGATCGCTGGGCTGACTACCAAATGTTCCTACAGGACATGGGGCCGATCCCCCATCCCGGTTACACCTTGGACCGCATCAACAATGACGGTATATATGAGCCTGAAAATTGCCGCTGGGCCGATTGCGCCACCCAGTCGCAGAACCGCCGCCCGCATGAAAGGTGGGGAACCTGATGGGTGAAGTCATCTCGCCGTTTGGCAGAGTTCCTCCCGGTACAGCAGATGCTGACATCGTGGCGGATCTCGAACGCATTCTGGAAGAAGCCAAGCGTGGCGAAATCGTGGCCATCGCTTACGCCTACGCGGCTCCTAACCGGGACACTACGCTAG